CCCGACGGCTCACGACATTTTCCAAATTGTCAAAGACCACTGTCGGACGCACATCCTCGTCCGGCCAGCCGGCGCAGGCGGTGAGGCCCACGCCAGCTGACGGCTCCGCACCGAGCTACGCCTGCCGCATCCGCTCGTCGAGCTGCTCGCGGCGCTTGGCGACGTCGGCCTGCGCCTTCTCAATCCGCTTAACTTCGCGACGGGCCGTCTCGCCTTCCTTCTGGTAGCGCTCGGCGACTTCGCGGCGGGCTTCGGCGTCGCTCAGACCGACCATCCGGTCCGCCTGGTCGAACTCGGCGCGGGCCCGCTTCTCCAGGTGGCTGGCCCGCTCGGTCTGCGCTCGCTGCTCCAGCTGGAGACTCTGGTACTCAGTATCGAGACCAGACGCCTCACGGCGCGCCTCGGCGTCGTCGCAGGTTTCGATCAACTCACGGGTGGCCCGCTGGGCGTCGGAGATGGCGGCGTCGATTTCACGTCGGCGGTCGAACAGCGGATCGGCCTTCTCGTCGTGCTGCTTCTCGGCCGCTTCCAGTGCGCGGTCGGCGACGGCGATCTGCTCGTTGATCGCACGGCGCTCGTCTTCAAGCTTCGGCAACGAGGCGACCATCGCCTTGAGCTCCATGCGGTGCTGGTAGCGATCAACGTCGTGGCGCAGGTCGTCGAGCGACTTGTCGGCGTCGGCCAGCAGTCGCTCGACCTCGTCGGCGTCGGGCTCCTCGCCCGTGGCGACGCCGGCCACCAGGTCCTGGTAACTGGCCAGTTGCTGCTGCCGGCGCTGGTGCTGCTTGCCGGCGAGCTTTTCAAACAGGGTCGATAGACTCATAGAGATCTCCAGGAGGAAGGGGGAAACGATCGTGGTAGGCGGCGACGTCGTCGGTCCAAAGCTGCGAGAACGCCGGCGGCGGCTGCGCGGCGAGGATGTCGCTGATCAGCCAGTCGGCCATTTGGTCGGGCTCGTCGCCCAGCGCGTCCTGGTAGCGAAACGCCGGCAACAGGCCGAACCGGTAGCCGGCGCAGACGGCGCCAGGACTAATGGCGACGCCATGCCGGGAGGCGCGATGGCAGAGGTGCAAGGCAATGCGGATGAACGACGCCTCGTGTCCAAAGTAGGTCGGCAGGTCCAGCCGGGACGGTCGGCCGGTCACATCGGCCACGACGAGGGCCTCGAACTGCAGCCGCTCGGGATCGGCGTAGGTGCGATCCGCAAACAGCGCGGGCCGGTCGAGGATGTGGGCCAGCTCGTGGAGGACGCAGCACTGGATGACGTACCGCAGGTCGTCGGCGTGGTGGTCCTCAGCCAGAGCGAGGTCGTTGATCACCATGCACGGGCCGCGACCTCGCCAGTTCCGCAGGTGCGGCCGCAGGTACAGATCGAGCGACGGCGTCGTGTATCCGTAGCAGTGGGCGCCCGTACCGGCCTCCGGCGGCAGCGACGACTGGGAGACTATATATAGAGGGACGCCGGCGAGGACGTGGCCGGCGATGGACCGGCAGAGTCCCTCGGCCTCTACGGCCAGGGTCGCCCCGTCGACGCACAGGGCGCCCGCTGTCGCGTTGTCGTGCGTAACTTGGCTCATCCCTTGGCTTTCTGAAAACCGGACACGCGAAACAAACTGTCCTTGTAATGGCGGCTGTTCCCGCGTGCGTCTCCGAAGAACGCTGCTCGCCGGAGTACCTATTGGCCAGCCATGTGACGGGTGACGGGATGTGACCCGACTTTCGGCATGACGGCCCATAGAGGCGCTTCGTTGCGCGTGTATTGCGCGTATATGTATTTCATGTTCAAGTTGGGGCCTTAGAGCGATTAACCGTGAAGTGACGTCACCAAGCGTCACCCGTCACACTCAAACGCCAACTCGTTGCCGGCGTGACGCTTGTGACGCATGGCGACGGCTTCAACCTCCTGAAATGCGTGACGGATGTGACGGGTCAGAAATCCGATCCGTCACGCTCGTCGTCCTCGGTCGCGCCGGCGAACGAGTAGGCCAGCCCGACGCCGAGCCACATCTTGCCGCCGCGAGTATGCTGCTTCTGGAAGCCATGTTGGGCTCCGCGGTGTTCCATCCACTGCGAGAATCGCTTGTGCGACAGCACGCGCTCCCCGGCGCCGGTCGCCCACCGCTTGTATTGGTCGTAGAGGTCGTGGCTCGACACCCGCGCATCGCGGTGGAGCGTGCAGCACTCGGCCAGGAACTCGCCGAGCGTGTCCTGCTCGTCGCGGTAGTCGGCCGTGGCCATCCGCACCTCGGGCGGCTCGCCCAGACCATCGCGCTGCCAGCCGAGGCATCCCTCCACCGCCCACTGGAGAATGCCGGGCAGTTCCTCTTCGAACTCCTCGAGCATCACGTCCATCGGCCGGCGTTCCTCCTCCGGAATGCGGATGAGAAACGGCACCAGTCGCAGTCGATCCCAGATGGCGTCGTCGTTGCCAACAATCCGCGGCTTGTAGTTGGTGCTGAGGAAGATCTTGAACGTCGGGGCGAACTCGAACCACTCGCCCCGCATGAACCGGGCGACCAACTTGTCGCCGCCCGTGATGTCCTTCACCAGGGCTTCGTCGAGGCGGTGTCCGTCGCCCGTCTCGCTGGCAGTCACCAATCGGATGCCGCGCAGTCGGGCGACGTCGTTGGGGATTGTCTCGCCCCGCTTGGCCATGAGCGTTTGCGTCGGCGTGCGGGCGGTGTAGCCGTCGCCCAACAGCAGCCGCAGCCCCTCGAGGAAGACCGTCTTACCGTTCTTGCCACCGCCGTGCAGGATGAACATGCACCGCTCGCTGGTCGAACCGGTCGCCGTGTAGCCGACGGCCCGCTGGACGAACCGCACGAGGTCGGCGTTACCGTCCATGATTCGGTGGAGGAATGACCGCCAGCGCGGGCACTCGGCGCCGGGCACAAACTCCGAGCGCAGGCAACGGGTCACCAGATCCTCGCGGCGGTGGGGTGAGAGCTCGCCGGTCCGCAGGTCGAGTGTGCCGTTGGTGCAGTTGAGCAGCCACGCGTCGCGGTCGAGATCGGTCGGACGGATCGGTATGCCCGGTTCGCTGCGGGCGAGGGCGAGCATCGCCGTGATCCTTGACGCATGCTCCGACTGGACGGCATGCCGGTGCATCGTCTCGCGGTCCTTGGCATCGGCGAGCTTGCCGACCTCCTGGTAGATGGCCAGCACCGCGTCTTTGGCCAGCCGCTCGGCGACGGCCGGGTCGAACGACCAGTGCGTGCCGGTCCAGGCGAGCCAGGAATTGAACTCGTAGCAGTAGCGGAGGTTGGCGCCGTGGCGCCGCACCAGTCGCTGGGCGTTGCCGTAGTCGGTGCAGCCCAGGCCGCGAAGCAGATCGGGCGCGGCGGTGCGGTCGTCGGTGACCTTCGGCTGGCGCAGCCGCACTTCCTCGCTGCCGGCGTGGTAGCCGCTGACGAAGGTCGTCTCCGTCTGCTCAGGTTCGTCGGCGAGCAGTCCGCACAGGTCGGCGCCCCGCAGGCACAACGTGCGGCCCTCTGTCTCGCCAATCCGGTGCTTGGCACAGTGATAGGCTGCGCTATTGAGGGCGTCGTTGCGATAGCCAGGGGCGACGAAGCCCCGCAGGAAGTCGAGCACGCTCTTGCTGAGCCGGTGCGATGGCGCGGCGGGCAGTTCAGCGATCACGCACGAATCCAAGTCGCCTCCCAGGTAGGCGTCGCCGCCCTCAGCGTTGGGCTCATTCGGGAGCCAGACCTGCGAGCGCTTCGCGGTCTTGGGAAAGCACTCGATGTCGCCGCGACGGTTGAAGCCCCAGCCCTTGGCCCACTCGACAAATGCCTCGACCGGCGCTGGCTCGGCCAAGGCGTAGAGGGCATGAAGTCCCTTGCCGCTCTTGCTGGCGAACCTGATCGCTTCGGCGCCGAGGAAGCGATCGGCAGCTGCGGCCAGGTGGACGTTGCCGCCGTCGCCGTCGTGATCGTCGAAGTCGAGGCAGAACCGGGCGACCAGCCCGTCGCGATGCGGCACCAGCCCCAGCCGCGAGCCGCCAGCGATGGTGTACTGCTTACCGTCCTGGGTGATCGACGAGAACTGCTCGCCGGTGAGGACGCCCGTGCGAAATGCCGCGACGGCGCGCTGCACATCGGCTTCGCCATTGACCCACCCCGGGCCGTCTCCCTTGGCCTTGGCATACATGATGCTCGCGGCGCCGGGCTCGCAGTGCGGCAGCAGCCAGTCTAAGAGTGCCAAGCGGTCCACGGGCATAGCATTACCTCAGAAGGAATTGGAAGGGGAAGCCGGACGATCCGCCTGCTACGTCTGCAGCGAGGTCCATCCCTGACCAGGGGCGAACGCCACCATGCCGGCGCGTTCAGCGCGTCGCAGGACGGCGAGGATCGCCTCCGCGGTGACGCCAAACTCGTTGGCGACGGCCTGCGTCGTCGCGGTGGCGCCCCGGCGCTGCATCACGCGCAACTGCGCCGCGACGCGCTCGGCGTTGGGGACGGGAAAATCCAGATCGGCCTCGGCAGTCAGGTAGCGGGGCACGATGCGTCCTCCGTGACGGGCGGCGTAGTTTCGGCCTGCTCTCGCTGGTCGCGCTCGTGAAGATCGATCAGCACCGTTGCCCATGCAGACACGACCTCTTTGGGCAGTTCCTGCGGGTCGTCAACATCCGATGTTGGCGTCATCGATTTGCTCCTCCTTGTTCCGCCGCGCTCAGCGGTTGCTCCCGTTGTTACTTATGCCGTTTTGGACGGCGTTGTGCGCACTACGCACTGGATTCCCCCCATCGCATCTGGCGGGAGTACGCATCGTGGATACAATCGATGCGGAGAATGGCCACCGGACGAATCGCGCGTCCTCTATTCCTATACCTACCCGGTCGATCGCCGAGTTGTCCGAAATATTTCTTAGATTCCGTCGCGTCCGCTGAGCATGACGCAAACGACCGGCTACCGCGGCGCGCAGATTCTGGCCGGCACGGCGTTGTTAGCGAAAAGCTCGTCTCTTGAGCGCCAATATTGAACGGCATGTTGAGGCAGCGCGCGATCTCGTTGAGGATCTCGTGCTTAAACTCCCCGAATGAGGTCGAAGGCTGCTCGGCTTTCATCTGGTCCATACGCCAACCGCCCGGCATCGTCACGAGGGCGCGCTTCTCCAGTTCGATCGGTTCGAATGGTTCGGCGGCATCGGCTTCGCCGTTGGCCGGCGCGTCGGTGTAGAGGATGCCGGCAAAGTCGGCCGCCGTTTCGGCGGCGGCGAGAACGGCGAGGGTGAACCTGCGCAGCTGGGCGAACAGCGGCAGCGCGGGCATGATGTCGGGAATGCCGCGAGCCTGCCCCGGTCGGTCGCAGCGATACCAATGAAGAACGCTCTCCACGGGCAACCGGTCGTAGTCCCGGTCGAATGCCGACTCGCCCGGGTGTTGGCGGAGAATGTGATACTCGATCGGATTGCCGAATCGGTCAAACACGATGCCGTCGACAGCGCCAGACGCGAGCGGACTGAGGTCGGGCGTTGTCACCTGTTCCGCTTCGACCAGTCGCAGATCAAGTTGAACGTCGGTCGCTAGGCGGGGATTGCTGGTCAGGACGGCGAACGCTTCGCCGTCGGTCGCACGAGCGATGCGCATTGTGCGGAGCTTCTCGGCCAGTCCAATCGCCAGGGCCCATGCTTCGAAGGCACGCTCGATCTGTCGATTGGCCTCGGCGTTGTCGGTGAGCAACTGCAAGCGCGGGCCCGTGCCGACGACGTCGTTGGCCAAAGTGAGCACGATGCCGCGGGCGTAGCTGTTGTTGGCTGTTTCGTAGCGGGCCCGGTTTCGCAGGAGGCGCCGTACTTCCGCGCTGTTGGCGGCGTTGGCCGACAGGCCGTCGGCGTTCGCCCAGTGCCGACGGTTATCGTCGGTCGTGACCGCCGCGTCGTATCGCCCGCGGACCAGCCGCACGGCCCGGGCGTCCGTGCCCAGGCGTGGCTTGGCGGCGACGAGTTTGGAGAGCCAACGCAGCATGTTAAACGGCGCCTGGGGGAACGAATTTGTTGAACGCGAGGCCGCGCGACTTGGACTTGGCGGCCTTCTTGGAGGCGAGGTACTTGTCCGCTTCGATCTGGTCGGTGAGCTTATGCTGCTCAACGGAGCCAGCGTCACCGGCCGCTTTGGCAGGGCCGGAGGCGTTGGTGCGGATCGCTTCGTCGAGGTCGTCGGGCATGGCGCTTCCTCAGCCCGCAGTCCAATCATCACTGCCTACTGATTGACCTACCGGACACGAGGTCCAGCTGTCAGGAATGCCGGTGAAAAAGAATCAAGAAGTGCCACATCTAGCGATCGCACCGCGGTGATAAGCCGGCCGGCGCTTCAAATGTCACCGTCCGATGTCCGCAGTACCGACAGACTTTTCGTCGCCGAATCCGGCCGTCACGTAACGGCTCGGTGTGGGTGGTGTAGAAGTGACTGCATCCGCATTTCACGCAGCAGAGGCCAAGCTGAGAACGAGGAATCTTCATCGCCCGCGCCTCCGCTGCAGCTCCGCAAAACTCACCCGCTCACGCTTTACCGTCGCGCTCGCCTGCGTCCCCTCGAGCACGGCGCCCTGGATCGAAGCTGCCACCGCGGTCCCCACCAGACAGTCGAACCAGTGGTTGTCGCTCCGCTCGGGTCGCAGTTTCCATTCATCAACCTGTCGCCCGCGGCCTTCCGTCCGCACGCGATACTCGGCAGTGACGTGCTCGGCGAACAGCCGATGGCGATCGGGCTTGTCGCCGAAGACTGAGAGACAGCCGCGATCGCCCATCGGGACGGCCAGTCGCGAATAGGCGAAGCTCTTCCAGTAGTTAGCGTCGAAGACCACGTGGCGCACGGCCCGCTTGCCCTGCACGTTGGGGATGCGCCAGTTGTGGCCGACGCGATCGCCGGGTCGGCGTTTGTATTCGCTGAAGGGTTGGCTCGACGCTCCGACGAACCGCCCGTGGCTCGGCATGACAATGCCGGGATGCGCCGACTGCCGGCAGAACTGGTAGATGACGTCGGTCGAGTTCCCCCAGTTGGCGTCGATGAGACACCGTTCGATGCGGAGGTTGGCGCCGTCGTCACGGCGCCACTCGCGGTTAATGAGCGAACCTGTGAGCTCTTCGAGTCCCGCGTAGATCGACCCTTCGAGACCAGTGGCCTTCGTCGCGGCTGCCAACGTGTGCCGCGCATCACGAAGTGTGAAGTAGGGGCGCTGCTGGTCGGGGAACACGCCGTAGTCGAGCACATACCCGGTGAAGTCACGTTCCCAGCCAGCAACTACGTAGAACAATAGCGCATGCTGGACATCGATGAAGGCAGTCACGTGGTCAACGCCGAGGGGAACCGCGCCCCGCTCGAGTCGATTGATCTTGCCGGCAATCGCCTCGGCCGACAGGTCCTCGTCCTCGCCAGCGTCCGCTGGCAGCGGTTCATTCTGGTATTCAGCGAAGAACGCCGCCTCGTCCTGCAGCTTGAGGTTCATCGCGTGCTGGACGGCCGACAGCTCGTCGTGGTTGAACCGCTCGGGCCAGGCGATGGCGGCGCCTTCGTCCATCGCTTCTCGGTGCGACCGGTAAAAATCCGTCGCATGCGCCAGCCCTTCGCCGTTCCGCAGGCTCTCGGCCCGGATCTCCGCATACCGCTGCCACAGCTTCTCGTCGGTCGGGAACGAATAGACCATCTTCGTCCGCTCGCCGTTCCATTCGGGGTGCTTATCCCGATCGAGGATGTTGTCGGCCATG